TAACAGCAAGATGCTAGTGACGTTCACCCCGATTGACGGCTGGACTGAGGTTATCAAGGACTACTTGGATAAAGCCAAGACCATTGAAACTAGGGAGGCAGAGCTTTTGAACGGCGAGATTCTTCCATATGTCCAGCATAGCCATAAGCGGAACGCCTCGATCCATTACTTCCATACCAAGGACAACCCGTTTAGCGGTTACGAACGCCTTGCCAGCGACCTTAAGAACGAAAGCAGGGAGAAGATACTGATTCGGGCATACGGCGTTCCTGTGAAGTCTCAGGCTACCAAGTTCCCTAAATTCAACAAAGAGGTGAACGTGATACCGCAGGAGATGATTCCGACCAAGGGGATTACCCGCTACCACATTATTGACCCTGCTGGCAGCAAGAACTGGTTTATGGCTTGGATCGCCGTAGATGGCAGCGGAACGTATTACGTTTATCGTGAATGGCCAGACACAACGATTGGAGAATGGGCGGAATGGAAAAACGGCAAGTGGATGGCAGGCGAAGGGGCAAAGGGGCTAGGCTATGGGATGAAAGATTATGTCGATCTGATTCAAGACCTAGAGGGTGACGAGGATATTTACATGAGGATTATCGACCCCCGCCTTGGAGCTGCGAAATACCAAGCACAAGACGGCAGTAGTTCGATCATTGAGGACTTGGCAGAGAACGATATTATCTGCATACCAGCACCAGGACTAGACATCGAGGATGGCTTACAAGCGTTGATTTCCAAGATGAGCTGGGACACAAGCAAACCTATGGATAGCCTGAACCGCCCAAGGTTTTACGTTAGCGAGGAATGTGGGAACATTATCTCTGCATTGTCAGAATACACTGGCGAGCAAGGACTTAAGGAAGCATGGAAGGATGCTATCGACGTTCTTCGTTATGCTTGCATTTACGGATTAGACCATGTAGAAGAAAGCTCTTTACAAATAACCCGCCAAGGTTCAGGAGGATACTAAATTATGGAACAAAAACGCAGGGGCAGACCCCCAAGAAAAGAAGTAATTGAAACGACTGTTTCAGATAAACCCAAGGTTGATAGCAAAGAGCCAGTAGATATCTTTGTGATTCGCCAATGCCCGAACAAAATCTGGTTGCAAGGAACCACCCGTGACCATGTGAAGGTTTATGTTAAAGTTCCGAAAGAATCAATCGCACCCAGCTTGGTCGGCAAGTGGGTAAAGGGGACAAAGATTGACGATGGCGAAGAAAACCGCTACAAGTTCTTTGCATGAATTACGAATCCGACAGAGACGAGGCTTTAACCTACGTCCAAAGCGAGCCTGATGTTAATATCCTTCAGATGGAATATGACAAGTCTAGGCTTGACCAAGAAGAATACATCTTGGCTTGCGAACGTGCATACAATGATCGCCGTAACATTTGGCCAGGCAAAAGCCTTGATATGCGGAAGAAAGGTGCGAACGCATTTCCGTGGGATGGTGCTTCTGACATGTAGGTTAATGTTATCGGTGAGCGGATTGATACATACGTTTCATTGCTTACCCAAGCACTAGACCGCAGCCACATTAAAGCATTTCCAACTTCCCATGCTTCGGTGGCAAAGGCTTCCGTGGTTTCCTTGTTCTTGAAATGGATGCGTAAGAGCTACATTCCAGACTTCAAGAAACAGATGGAGCTTGGTGCAAACCACCTCCTTGAGAAGGGGATTATGATTTCCTACGTTGGTTGGAAGCGTGAGAAACGCACGTTTAAGCAGACTGTATCTCTTGAGGAGATTGAAGCTGGGATGCCTGAGCTTGCCGAGATTCTTCTTGGTGAGGACGAAGCCCTTGCTATTGACATGGTGCGACGGGCGTATCCTGACATGAGCATGAAGCGTGTGAAAAAAGCCGTGCGTGAACTGCGTATGATGGGTGTTACGGAAGTAAGCATCCCCCGCACATCGGTTGATTGCCCTATTGTTTTGAGCTGTGAGCCTGATGGCGAGGTTGTATTCCCATCTTACGTTACCGACCCACAACGTGCGCCTTATGTATTCTGGAGGACGTTCTACACCGCCCAAGAGCTTGAGAAAAAGGTGGTGTCCGAGGGCTGGGATGTGAAGTGGGTTCGTGATGCTATTGAAACCTTGAAGGGCAGAGATACCTACGCCTACGAGACTGCCAGCGAAAGAGCGCAAAGGCGTGATCTTGGAGACGACGATGACCGCATTATGGTCATTTACGCATACCAACGCCTGATCGACGAGGAGGACGGCAGCGAGGGCATCTACTGCACTGTGTTTAACCCAACCACGGATGGCTATGCAAAGCACGAACTGCTTAACGGCTACGACGATTATCCGTTCATTGTGACACGTTTGAGCGACAACCAGAAGCGGATGTATGAAACCACATCGTTCTCTGACATTCTCCGTGGTCCACAGTGGCAGGTTAAAGTAGAGCGAGACAGCAGGATTGATCGGGCAAGCATGGCTACGTTGCCACCGCTTTTCCACCCAGCAGGACATCCTCCAAAGGATTGGGGACCAGGCAGACTTTTGCCTTATCGCCGTTTGGGTGAAATTGCCTACGGACCAACCCCGCAGTTTGATCCAGGCAGCGAGCGCATTGAATCGCAGATGATTGCACAGGCTGACAAAGCTGTTGGCTTGGACATTGAAAACCCGCTTGCAGGGCTTAGGCAGCAGTTCTACGTCAACAAGTTCCTTGACCACGTTAAGGATGTTCTTTCGCTGGCGTTTAAGCTGTTTCAACGAATGGGACCTGATGAGGTGTTCTTCCAAGTTACAGGAAGCCCTGATCCACAGGTGATGAGCAAGGGTGATGCCGATGATAACTTCAGCATTATGGTATCGTTTGATACTAGGGAGACTGACCCAGAGGCGGTAGAGCAGCAGTTGAAAAACATGGCTACCCTGATGCAGATTGACCGCAACGGGCGTATTGACGTTGATAAGTTGCTTGAGCTTCTTGCGGCCCAGATCAACCCGTTCCTTGCAGACTATGTTCTTCAGCCAGCGGAAGCAGCACAGGACAAAATGCTTAAAGATGTGTCGGATGACCTTTCCAAGATTTACTCTGGGATCGAGATGCCAGCCCGCCCGAATGGAGCGCAGTTCGCAATGCAGCTTGTCCAAGCCTACGCACAGCAGCCTGACGTTGCAGCTAGGTTGCAGAACGATGAGGCGTTTGCAGCACGTGTTCAAAAATACATGTCCCAATACCAGTTTATGATGCAGCAAGCCCAGAACGCCGTGACGGGTCGCCTTGGCACTCAGGAGGCAAATGTAGGCGGGGTATCGACGCAGAACATGGAAGGGTAATACAAGAAACAATTAAAATATGAAACAAGGACTATACGCTAATATCCACGCAAAACGCTCTCGTATCGCAGCAGGTAGTGGAGAGAAAATGAACAAGGTTGGTAGTAAGAAAGCACCAACCGCCAAGGACTTTAAGCAAGCAGCTAAGACCGCTAAGAGAAGATGAAGAAACGCTTTAAGAAAGTGGTCATCAACCCTGAGACGGGGAGAAAAAACACGATCCGCTACGGCTTGGCAGGAATGTCCAGCGATGGCAAAGATCGTATTAGACCAGGCACGAGCAAGGGCTCAAGTTATTGTGCTAGAAGCTACGGAATTAAAAAACGCTTGCCAGAAGCCCAGCAAAATGATCCTAATACACCCAACAACCTAAGTCGAAAAAAATGGAAGTGCCGTGGTGACAAGTCCATGAAATAAACAATCCTTACTAAATTACTAATGATTCCAAGACCAACACTAGAACAATCGGTGGTTGCCCTGAGTGACCGTGACGAATACAAGACCATCCTGCACTTCATTAAGGACGAGCGTGATCGTTTCTTTTCTGATATGAGGCAGGCAGCAACCTCGGATGATGTGATGAAGCTGGCAGGTTCTATTGCGACCTGTGACGAGATTCTGCAAGTTCTTACGCCAGAAAAGAAGTGATGCTTGACAAGGTAAGCGAGTGATGCTTTCTTGTTGGGGCAGACTGGTGTCTTGTCTGTTTTGTTTTGTTGGTATCATAGCAAGAGCGTCCCGTTGGGTAAATCCAGCGGGGCGTTTCTTTTTGTGCTGGTTTGGTTTGCAACGTGCGTTTTACATTAGTGCTTGACTAATGATTATTGATTTGCTAATCATTCCCCCAGATCGCCACCGCCAAGGCGTAAACTGGTGTTAAAAACATGAAAGCAAACCAAAGCTCTATCGCTGGGGAGGATAATTCCAGTGTATCGGAAAACCTAAGTCAAGAAGCCCTAATCGCCCAACTGACCCAAGGTGCATCACAAGAAGCAGAAACAGAAGTGGAATCCGAGCAGGAGGAAACGGAAGAACTACAAGAGGAGGAGATCGAAGAATCTTCCGAAGTAGAAGAATCCGAAGAAACCGAGGAGGAGGAAACCGAAGAAGAAGCTGAAGAAATCGACCTGCTTAGTCTTGAGCCAGAGCAAATCCAAGCACTAGCGAAGAAAGGCAAGAGCCGACTTTTGGAACGGATCGGGGAACTGACCGCCCAGAAGAAAGCATTGCAGTCCCAGCTGGAGGATATTGGATCAAAGCAACAAGGTGTAAAGACTATCCCGCAAGACCAGAACCCGTTTGGAAAACTTCAGACCGCCGAGGAAATCAAGGCAAAGTATGATGAGTTCGAGACGACTTTGGAGACTACGGATCGCTTGTTGGAGGAATATGAGGATTACAGCCCAGATGACATCATCGAGGTTGGAAACCAACAGTTCACCAAGAAGCAAATCAAACTAGCCAACCGTAACGCAAGGGATGCGATAGCGAAATACCTACCCGCCCAAGCAGCACATCTGCAAACGCTGGAAAGCTATAAAACAGCTAATCAGCAATGGCAGCAGTTGGCAAAGCAGGAAGTGCCAGAAATCAACGACGAGGAATCGAGCGTTGGCAAGGCATACCAAGAACTTGTGAATGACCCATTGGTAAGTGAGCTGAAAGAAAAGCTGCCACACTTAGGAGTCCAAATCGAATATCTACTAGCACACGCTGCAAGGTCGAAATTTGGTTCTGTCAAAAACGTAGCGAAAGGCGCGGGATTGAAGTTGAAGGTGAAACCACCCGCTTCCCCCGTTGGAGCTGGATCGTCACGACAAGGGCAGGGTCAAAACAGCAAATATGCTGAAGCGATGAAGCGGTTTGAGCAAACTGGATCGGTCGATGATTGGGTTGCTGCACAAAAATACAAATGAGTTTGAAAATCTAAACACCTAATATCATGCCTATCTCAACTACTTATCAACCTAGCGCACCTAGCACTAGCTCCGCAACTGGCTCCGCCGTTGGCAATCGTGAGGATTTGTCCTCCATGCTGACCATGCTTGAGCCTGAACAAACTCCAATCATGTCCCTCTGCTCCAAAGCTAAGGCTTCGGGCGTTCTGCATGAGTGGGTTATCGACGGTCTTGACGCACCTTCTGCTGATGGAATTAACGAAACCTCCGATGTTACCTCGTTCAGCAACAAGTTTGCTAACCGTGGTCGCCTTGGTAACTACACGCAAATCTTCCGCAAGGACTTCCTTGTTTCCGATCTGCAAAACGCAGTTGCCAGCGTTGGTCCAGCCGACATTGCCCAAGCGAAAGCCAAAGCACTTCGTGAGATCAAGCGTGACATCGAGTTCGCCATTGCATCGAACAACGACCGCCAAGCCGAAGATGGTGTGAACCCATATAAGCTGCGTGGACTTGGTGACTGGCTGGATTCCGCTGGTCCTTCCGACGTTCCTGCTGCTTACCGCACCCCATCTGGTTCGATCAAAACCTCGACCCTTACCGAAGCTACCCTTAACGACCTCCTTGGCAGCATCTTTGCCGAGACTGGCGAAATGGGCAACCTCACGATGGTCGCAAACGTGGCACTCCGTAAAGTTATCGCTAACTTCACCCGTGCTGAAGGAACGACCACCGCAACCGCATACCACGTTAATGAGGATGCAACTAGCCGTCGTATCACCCTGAGCGTGTCTCTCTTTGACACCGACTTCGGAACGATCCGTCTGGTTAATGGCAACCCTGCTTGTATGCCTACCGCAACGACCAATATCGGTTACGTTATCGATCCTAAGTATCTTGGCATTGCCAACCTCCTTCCTCTGGAGTCGGTCATGCTTGAGAACCAAGGTGCAGGCGAGCGTGGTTTTGTTAAGACGGCTCTTACGCTGGTTTGCAAATCCCCACAAGCTCACGGTAAAGTGGCTTACTAATTAACCCAATAAAGAAAGAAACTAATACTAATGAGCTCATATAACCTTGTTAACAACGAATCAGCAATCCGCACATATGTTTATGTTGCCGATGTTGAAGGAATCAAACGTAACGCAACTGTTTCCAACCAGAAAACCATCGGGGTTATTCCTGCTGGTGGTGCGGTAGCATTTGCTTATGCCTACGAAGAAATCCCGCTTGTGGGTGCTTCTGACATCACCCTTGACGTTGGAACTTCGGCTGCTGACCCAGACGAATTCATCGACGCATGGGATGCCGATGCAGGCACACCTGCTTGCAACACTGGAGACGCTTGCGTTCAAGGTGCTGGCACGACGACCTACCTTGCTGGTTGGAAGCCTGTTGGCATCTCCGCAACTGCTACGCCAATTCTGGCTGAGTGGAACGGCACTGTTGCCAGCTTGACCGCTGGTAAGATTGTTGTGGTTGTCGG